GCCGTCAGCCCTGCGTAGATGGTCAGCTCGTCCTCCGTTGGCCTGCGGATGGCAAGGATGGCACCAGCGAACTGACCACCCACGATGGGATAGTTATCGCTGACCCACTTGTATACCACCGGTCTATAGACCGGGGCATAGTTCTCCGCTTGCTCAAATAGGAAGAGCGCCATCAGGCAACGATGCAGTATTCAACCTCCGCCGTTCCGCTGTCTGTCCGCGCTGCCAGCTGCGTGATGCGCGAGGCAAGCACGGTGCCGGTGTCGGTCAGGTAATGGCGAGGCGTCACGAAGATACCACCGGCGATGATGTTGTACATCGCGTACCGCTTTGTGGTGTAGCTGGTCAGCTCCATGCGCACCGCCACGTCCACCGTAGATGGGTTGTACAAGATGACCATCGTGTTGTCCGGCAGGTTGGTAGCCACCACCTCGTAGGTGTTGCCCACCGTCTGCTTGCCGGTCTGGATGGCCGCCACGGTCATGGTCGCCGTGCTGCCGATGGTCTTAGTCTCGCCATCAGCCTCCACCGAGGCGCTGAAGGTCAGGGTTGCGGTTGCCATTAGCTGATCAATTTAAGACCGGTGAGGCTGCTCCACGGGGCCTGCCCGCTGTAGTTGCGCACCGTCAGGTAGTCGATGTCGTTGGTAGGCGTGTCGGTCAGCGTCGCGCTGAAGTTGACACCGCCGTTGAAGCCCCCAGCACCTGCACCGTTGTAGGCAATGAATGGGATGCCCTGCGGCAGAATGGGACCGTTGTAGTCATTCTTCGAGCTGTCGAAGACGTTGACCCGTGCCATGCCGTTCTCACCGTTGTGGACGATGCAGGTGACGGCCAGACCGCTGCTGTACACACCGGTGCCGGTGGCCGGCGTCTCCGAGGCGGCAGGATAGGAGAGCGCCAGTTCGTTGGTGCTGCCATCACCCACGCGATGGACAGCGCCCAGCAGACTCTCCACCGTGGCGGTCCTGCTCCATGTGATGTTGTTGGTACCAACGCGGCCCGTGACCGTGATGGTGATGGTCATGTCTGCCATTATCTGAGTCCTGTTTGAAGGTCGACCACCACCGTCTGGGCCATCGCCTCGGCGATAGCATTGGCGGCGGCCACCAGGTTATCGTTCTCGGTCTGCCACTCGGTGATGCCTTGCTCGAACACGTTGGTCCGCTTGGCCCGCCAGTCGGCACTTCCTTCCTTGCCTATCTTCTTGGCTACTGCCCATGCCGAGATGGTCAGGCCCTTGGCGTCCAGCCACCGCTCGATGGTGGCGATGGGTGGAGGCTTCCCGGGACCGCGGCCATTGCCGACGAATTTCCAGTTGTCATTGGCAGCCAAACGGCCAACCACTCCAAAGGTATTCCCTTGGATGTTCTCGTAGGCATTCACCTCGGTGGTGATGGACTGCAAGGTGCCACCAGTGGCTATCTTGTCCCTGCTCTGCATCACCTCTCCGATGCCGCGCTGCAGCTCCACCATGGCAGCCTCCATGAGGCTCTTTGCACTGGTCAGGTCAGCTGAAGTAGCCATCGGGACAAGGTGCTGGGATGCGGTTGCGGAATGTCACGGTCATGCGGGCACCGGTGGTCATCTTGCCCACCTCGTCCCAGATGGCCGTCAGCGTCGGGCTGGTCTCAATGCCAAGGTCGATGGTCACGCCCTGGTAGACGGCGTTGTCAAGGACGTACAGCTGCCTGAAGCGGTAGAAGCACTGGCGGGCGATGCTCTCCATCCGCTCGTATGCATCATCGCGCTGGTCTGCCGTGCGGTCGCTGTCGGTATCATCAACAAAGATGACGTCCACGCCGAAGGTATCGAAGGAGATGTTCCCTTCGATTACCACTCCTGTTGTAGGGGGCTTCCATATACAGGCAGGGTAACTCAAGTCATGGTCAGCATCCAGTGCTGATGTCCAGTCACTGAGCCACGACACTCCCACGATATGGCTTGTCACCACACCCTTGAACAGCTCACGGATGATGTCAACGCCCACCATATCGGGCGAAGGTAGGTGCAAAGATATGGCGCCGTGGCCTAACCTTTAGGCCAAGCCTCAACAATTTCCATACTCCACTATTCCACTTGTGAAGCTTGTTTTTTGCTCGAAGTGCTTTTTGAGCAATACCCCCTATATATATATATAGAAGGAGGGTAAGTTCGGTGGAGTAGTGGAATGGCTACCGCTTGCGCCGCTTCTCGTTCTCCTTCATCCGCTGGTATCGCTGCTGGATGCGTCCCTGCAGCACGTCGCTGTCCCGCTCATAGCTGAGCACGGTCAGACACTCGGCGGTCGTGTACCGGACCACCTCGCCCTTGTCACCAAAGAGGGCTATTAGGATTGGCTTGAGCTGGGCAAGTCGGTAGATGGTGGCGAACCACCCGTAGCGTCGCTCAACGCGCTCGCTTCCTGCTGAAGCAGCTGCAGCGCGGACATCAGCCTCCGGCTCAAATACTGGTTCATGACGCTTTGCAATCGCGTCCCGCTGCTTAAAAAAAAAGCGGACAGCTTCATGGCATACTCCACCGGCATGTTGCGCATCGTGCTGATGCGCACATCTAGGTCGGTGCCGTCATACTCCTTGCCCTGCTCCACCAGGAGGATGGCGAGGATGACCGGCAGCATATCCACATCCGTGGTCAGCGTCTCCAGCCTGGCGTTTATGTCCGCCCACTGGCCGAAGGTGGTGTCAGCCTCTATGTTCTGGGGGACAACGTAGGTGATGCCACCCCATGCGAAGGTCGGCTCCGGCGTAAATGCATCCATGCGGGCCTTGGTGGCCTGGCCGAGCATGGTGCCCAGCGCCGTCACCAGTGCCTCCACGTCCGCAGGCTTCATCCGCCGCAGCTTCGTCTTCGGGATGCGCACCCACCGCCGGATCAGCTCGTAGGTCGCGTCGGCATCGTCGGGCGCGATGGGCGGGTTAGTGATGGCATACCAGTCGGCTATGGTGAGGTCCTCGAAGGGGAGGATGCGGTAATCGTGGCTGCTGCCGTCCGGCTCGTGGAGTGTGATGACCTTGCTCATTTGTTATTGCTTTGCCACCAATCGGTAGCGATGGCGACCGCTTGGTAGTATAGTGCCCACTGAAGTGTTGTTACTGGTTCTGCGATGCCGCCGATGTCCACGCCCTTCATGGCAAGGATGTACCGCCGTATCAACTCGGGGCCGCTCATCGCCAGCTCTTGCGTAGATTGTCAACGAAGGCGCCGCGCCGATGCGCTCTGCCCTTGCTGCGAAGGTAGTCAGACCCAACCACATCACCGCGCAGCTCCAGCACCATCCGCATCATCATCGCATCGGCAAAGTCCGGTGACCGCCCAAGCCCCTCCTTGACCTTCTCCTTGCCCAGCACCTTCAGCTTGCCGTCGCTGTCCACCTTGTCCCGCTTGACCCACCGCAGCTCGGTGCTGACCTCCTCGTGGTATCCATCTGGCTCCCACGCCACCAGCCCATCGTTGACGTGCGCCGCCAGCTCGTAGCTGCACTGGGCCTTGAGGTTCTGGTACTCTCCTGCCCCCATCACCTTGCCACCGCCCTTGAACGCCACGCAGCCCGGCAGCAGGTCCACCACGCCGCCGCCGATGCCGTCGTCGTCCACCACGATGCGCGACCGTGGCACGCCCTCCTGCTCCGCCAGCTGCCTGATGGCCGCGGCAGCCTCGGTGATGGCGTTGCGGTCCATCACCGTGACGTGGACCACCCGCAGCCCTGACCACAGCATGATGACCGTCCTGTCGCTACCATAGCGTGCTATGTCAGCGGTGATAGCCATCTTGCCAGCCTCCACATGGTCGGCGGTGAAGATGTCCATGATAGCGTCGGGTGCCATGAGCGCGGCAGGGTCGTAGTCGTAGTCCCAGTTGCCGAGGAGCAGGCGCTCACGGTCGGGGCCTGTCAGCCGCTTGAGGTTGTCGATGTAGTGCGGGCTAATGTGGCTATTGTCCGTCACAAGGGCCGGCACGAACGCTCTATGTGGCGCGAGAACACCTTTGCGCCACGGGTCATAGAAGTCGGTATAGACCCAGTTGCGGGCCGGGTTGCAGGTGAGGAGCAGCTTAGGGGTGAGGCCGAACTCGTCCAGCTTGTATCGGATGCGGCTGCCCACGATGGCCTTGGCCTTGGCCGTCACCTGGTTTGCCTCGTCGATGAAGGCCCCGGTGATCTCAAGGGAGCCGAGGTCGTCGAAGTTCGGGTCGCTGGGGTAGGCGAACAGGTCCTTGAGGATGATAGTGGACCGGCCTATTGTGATTGTTCCGGTCTGCGCATTGTAAGTGTAGTCACGGTTAGCAACCATGCCGATGCGGCTGGCTGCATCGAAGAAGGAGTTGAGCGTCGTCTCCTTCAGCGTCTTCGCCACGGCCCTGCCCATGAGCCACCGCGACCCTTGGTATTGCAGCGCAGACCACAGCAGCCACGACACGCCGAGGTAGGACTTCCCGCCACCGGCAGCGCCACCGTAGAGCACCTCACTTGTGCGGGGCGTCTTCAGGTAAGCCCATGCCTGTGCCTGCTTCGTCGATAGGTGGTGGGACAGGTTGGATGTCATCTATCATGGTGAAGCGGCTGGTCACGTCCGCGTTGAGGTCAATAGACTGCTTGGCCTTGCCGTAGCCACGATCCAGCAGCACCTCCGCTGCGCGGATGTCACCCTTGGCTGCCTTTGCACGCAGGGCCATCAGTATGACCTCCGCTGCGGTAATGCCGTCCTTCTCTTCGCCGAGCACGTTTGCGAGGAGCTTGTCCAGTTCTGGTAGCTTGTTAGGCCTTCCGCTACCGGGGTTCTTTCCCCCTGTTTTCAGCTTGCCGCCATTGCGACCCGGCCTCATATTGGTCTGGTCAGTCACGGGGATGTAACGGGGATTTTGAGCGCCGGGGTCGGAGTCGAACCGCCTGCCTCCCCACCGGAAGTGGGGTGCTCTACCGATGAGCTACCGGCGCGTTTTGGATATGGTTTGCGCAAGGGTTCAACCTTGCCCTTCATTGCTTCGTCAAGTGGGAACAGGTACTTGTGCTTTGGTGGATCGACTCTTTTGGGCATTCTACTCTGATCCACTCCAGCATCATCCACGGTCTTCTTATGGCTCCACTTGCCTTTATAGAAAACCTTAATGGATGAAGATGACCCACCACTATACAGCCAGCCCCCAGCTTGGTATACGCCCCCATGATGCCCCTGCAATGGGTCTGCATAGGATATGACCAACCTCAGTCCGGGGCTGCTTTCCTTTAGCCCCTTCATTGCAAAGCGCATGATGCGGGAAACAGGCCATGCATGAGCGCGAAGAGCAACCCGTACCAACTCACAAACCTCTGTCTGCTTCAACCCGTAGGGCTTCCCTATGTTGTTGTTCGCTCCATAGCTGAAGATGATGACACCGATGAACTTATCCCCCTCCCATGCTCCCATCTTGAACAACTTGCCAGCCGGAAGCACTTGGCTATAATGCCAGTTCTCCACGGCATACTTGGCCGCCTCATGGCTGCATGGCGCCACCTTCAGTATGGGCCTATCGGGTGAACTCATGGCCGCACTTGGGGCATTCAATCGGTGTCTTCTCATCAAGGCGTGGCTGTTCATCCATGCCCACAGGTTCAAAGTCCGGCATCTTCGGCACATCCAGCCCCCACTCTGTCAACTGCCCAGCATCCCACTGGTTGCCCAGCGCATCCCAGTCCCACTCCCCGAAGCCCACGTTGTCCTTAACGATGAACTCGCGGCACTGCTCCTCGGTCCAATGGTCAGCAAGCATCACCGGCGCCTCCTTCATGCCCAGCTCCTGCAAGGCCCGCAGGCGCATGTTGCCGCCCAGCACCATCAGCTTGCCGTCCTTGTCGGTCACGGCCACGATGGCGCGGTAGTTCAGCATGTCGGGGAAGTCTTGGATGGACTTCTTGAGCTTGGCGAACTTCTCGTCCCGCAACACGCGCGGGTTCGACGGGTTCGCCTTGAGCTTGGATAGCTTAACGGTTTCGGTCTTCATTCTTCTGCTCCTCTAAGATACGCTCGGTGACTGATTGCTTCCTGTGCAGTTGTATCCATGCGGCTGGAACCCATTCGAGGCCATCAACGAACTCAATGAGCCAGTTGCCGTCGACGTTGACGCAGTTGGAGCGGACCACGCCGATGCGGTGCCCGCCTCCCTTGTAGCTCACCTTGACGGGGTCACCGCTCTTCATTGCGCTCGATGATGTTTCGTGCCCATGTCCATGCCGGGTCTCCACCCCACAGCGCCCATGCGATGCGGCCATTGCTGGGGTAGCCATCCTCGCCGGGCGACCAGCCCTTGCCTTGCTTGTCGACCTCGTGCCGGTCAAAGTAGGCCTTCATCCGCTTGACGGTATCGAGGGGCAGGCTCTTGCGGTTGCTGATGTCACGAGCACGGGCGAGGCCTATCTCGGTACCACCGCGACCGTACTCACGTCGCCATGCCAGCCCCCGCTCGGCCTCTTTGACCATCGCGTCGGTGGGCTTGTAGCTCTCCACCTCAGCACGATGGCGCTCACGCTCGATGGCACGGCCGGCGCGCTCTGCCTCTTCCTTGGTGTCGAAGACGCAGGAGCCGCGTGGTCCCCACTTCCACTTGCCATTATTACAGCGCTGTGCGGGCATCTTTCTTGATCTCTTTGGCGAGCAGCCGGTAGTATGCTGCCCGGAGGAAGTTATCGTAGATGGCCTCGCGCTCGTGGCCCAGCTTGCGGACGATGCCATAGCGGCGCGGTTCC